ATTAATGATCGACTACGTCGATCTTTAGGTCTCGTCGTTGGGTCCATGACCTGTATGACATTTCAGTAGTGGTCAAAGACCACTGTATTTTTGTCAATCAAAACTATGTCGGGTCGAGCCATACAGTTTTTTAATTTATTCATTTCCCGTTTGTCCCAAATCGGCAGGAACCGAGGCAAACATGGATTTCCACGACTCGGCTTCATGACGTTGGAGCAGGGTTTGCAAGGTTTCGCATTCCTTAACAAAGACTTGCACCTGGTCAAACACACGTTTCAAGGCCAAGGACGAAGTGTCTGGGGGAACCTTGGTTCCGCTGGTTCCACCAAGATCATGTGACCGGTGGGTCTCGTAGGCTTTCTTAAAGAGGGACGAGTCGACGAGGGGCAACCCCACAATCACCATGTTCTTCATGTAGTTGACAAGGTTCAAGATGGCAAGGTCGGCTTCCTTACACGACTCACGCAACGAAATGTTGACCGACTCAACCATGGACCCAATGGAGCGACAGGTTGCCCTCACGAGCTGCACGGTTTCCTCCTTCACCGACTCTTCCAACATGAGGACCATTTGTTCGAGTTGCATGCCCAACATGGTGCGTCGCCTCACATAACGTTCCGTCAGGGTTTTTACAACCTTTGACACCTTGTCCGCATGGGCAACATCCCGTTCCATGGATTCTTGCATTGCGGTGAGGGTCGCCTTGTAATTCAGCAAAACTCGTGAAAGCAACATTCTAGATGCCAAAACTTTAGCCTTTTGCAATCTTTCCACATCCTTTTCGCCCTCTCCTCCACTCTTCACTTTCCCACTCAACAACACATCCAACTCACTCACCTCTCCTGCCTCCTCACGCTTGGTTTCCACATCCTCTCTATCCTGTCTTGCTTGTGCCTCCTTGAGCAAGCGCTTTGCCAAGGCCCACTTTTGCTTGCACTCTTCCAGTGAGGGAACATTTGTCTTGGCTGTAGCCAAGAATCCGTGTAGGGGGGCAAGGGACTCTGGCCACTTGGCCAACTCATCCTTGAGATGAGCCAAGGCTGTGTAGTGTAGCAGGTGTCTTGGGTCATTCTTGAGCTTTGTTTCATATTCCTGCACCATTTCATCAAAGATGCGTAACTTTGCCTCGAGGGGGTGCACCAACTCTACAATTTTTGCCTCTGTATCCACTGACGATCCGTGATCTCCCAACCGTGTCAATATTTCTCCAAAACGTCCCACCCGTTCCTTTGACTGTGTTAGACGCTCACGAACACCTTCCAATACCTTTATCAGGACGGGCTTTACCTTTTCTAGAGCCTCGAGTGTCTCTCCCTCTATTACCTTTTGGTTTGCTTCTGTCTGGCCCTTGAAACCTTCGAGCTCTTTTAAAGTTTTCTCCCTCTGTTGGCCCTTGAGTGTCTTGTAGAATTTTGTTTGCTCTTGAATACGTGTAGCCAGGGATGCCAGTACATGTTTGCGGTGGACCACGAGGCGTTGCAACATTTCTTGGGTTTGGGTAATGACGGGGCGTATCCTGTCGAGGGTTTCTTTTGCCAAACCAGTGGATTCTGTCGCTTCTGTGAGGCGAATGTTTTCTATAGACATGACACATGTCGCGAGGTTTGCCACTAGGCCTTGCATTTCTCCCTCTAACCGCTGCACACACCCCTTGCATGTTTGCGAGAGGACAACCAATTCTCCCCGTGACATGGTTGACCATTTTGACTTGGTCGAGTCACTATCCCTTAACAATGCCCCCAGGTTGTCGACAAGTTCGTCGGCCGAAGAGGGTAAGGCCAAGGTGAGTGGGTGAATGGATGGATGAGTGGAAGCGGATGGATGAGTGGAAGCGGATGAGTGGTTAGGTAAGGTAGGGAGAGAGGTTGGTTTAGGCCCCTCTATGAGGCCTCCCAAAAGAGCCTCCAACTCTGCGTCTGTCACGTCTTTGCCTATCTTTAGCCGGTTTTCGTTTTGAAACTCTACGTCCTCGATAATGTTGTCGAGAGGGTCTGGTGTTTTGGGTGGAGGCGGCCGTGATTTAGGTGTAAGTGGGGTAAGTTTTGTAGGTGATGAAGTGAGTGGGCTATGAGATGCCTTGGGTTTGTCGGGTTTGGGGTTTGGTTTGTGTGTCGTGACAGGTTGGACTGGATCGGGAGGATTGGTTGAAGTTTCAGGTGAGTCGTCATCTTGTGAAGTTACAGGTGGGTCAGACTCTTTTGGGGGATCGGGCGAAGATTCAGGTAAGTCTTCATCTTCATGAGTTTCAGTCGTTTCATCTTCATGAGTTTCAGTCGTTTCATCATGAGTTTCAGTCGTTTCATGAGTTTCCGTAGCCTTTATCCCCGTCTTAGGTTCTCCCTCTTGGTCAAGATGAGGTGAGTCTCCCTTGTCTGTGTTAGGTTCAGGATCTAGAACATTGGGGATGACATCTTGAGCGAGGGCAAAGGTGGGTGCCTTGTTTTCGTTTGTCTCGTGTTTTCCATTTACTCCAGGCTTTTTATGGAGGAGACCTTGGCGGCGGGACCTCCTCTTGATCAAGACATTTCGGCGACCGCGGGCGGCGAGAAGCTGTTTCATTGTTACCCTTTTTGGTGCGTTGTGAATCGCTACCCTCCGTTCCTTTGATTTTTCGTTGAGATTCTTGACTACCCTTTGCACCTGCAGGGTATTTTTCTTCTGGATATCTTGAACCTTTTTCCACAAGAGCCTTTTGGTTTCATTGGGACCAGTAGCTTTGGCCCGGTCTAGTGGCTTTGGTGAAGAAGGCGACGACATATTTTTTTTATTTACCGCGATTTGGGATGGAAGCCATCGGACGAAAATTTTTCAAGATGAGTGGATGGGTGGTCACGCCGCCAGTTTGTTCATCCCGACTTACCCGTATATTTGTTTCCAGTAAAAAAAAAACTCATGGCGGATTCTCATTCTCCCGGAACACCACCCTTTCTTGATGTTGCTGCCCTTATGCGTGACAAGGATAAGCTCGACTCTTTGAATGAAGTTTCGGTTCCAGCCCTTCCCACATGGGCCGATGCCATTTGGCGGACCATGTACTTTATCGCCCGCATGTACCCCGACCAACCCTCACCAGAAGAGCAACGCGCCATGGTTGGCTTTATGACCAACCTCCAGAAGCTATTGCCGTGCACAACTTGCCGTGGTCATTTTGCGGTTCATCTCCCCGAGTTGGAGCGGGCCAAGTTGTCGCGTGTCACTCTCTACCAATGGATTTTCAATGTCCAAAATGACATTAACCGTCGCAATGGAAAGCACGTCTATTCGTGGGACCAATCTGTGGAGGCTGTCAAGCGTATGTCGTTGGGAAAGGGTGCCCATACCCCTTTTGCATGCCGCTATGGCTCGGGAAGCAAGATGCCTGTTTGGGGAATCGTCTTGGTGGTTTGTTTGGCTCTTGCAATTGGCATTGCCATCGGGTTTGTTGTCCATAAACCCAAGTCTAAGGACAAGCACCGTTTGGAGGCACCACAGGCCAAGCTTTTAAGGTGATTATTTTGTTCAAGGCGAACGAAGCAAACAGTGATCATGCCAATAAACGAAAAAGATGTACTCGACGCCCTTGTGGGATGATGTTGCTTCAATGGACGGCTATTTCTATTCGCGGTGGTCGGAGCAAGGTCGACGCGGCCAGACCTCTCCACCCCTTTTTGACAATGTGTGGTTGGACGGACTCTTTATGGTTCCGTGGTATCTTCCCTTGATCTATGGCTGGGTAGTCATCACGTTGTTTAGCGGATGGATGGCATGGTTTTTTGGGTTTTTCCTTTGGCAACCTACTGAATATCTTGTTCATCGTTTTGTTTTTCACGGTCTCACCCCCTACTATACCAACCCATGGGTCCGTTGCTTCCACATGCTTCTTCACGGCCGCCACCACCGTTTTCCTGATGACAACCTTCGACAGATTCAACCACCCATTATAGCTATTCCATGTGGCATGATGCTCTACTCTGTTCTTCCTTCAGGAATTTTTTCCGGATTTGTCAGTGGTTATATCCTCTATGAAGTTATCCACTACTGCCTCCACACCATCCAAGCCCATCCGAATCATTTGTGGCCGTTTTGTACCATATTGTGGCAAGAGATGTGTGCCCACCACACTGCCCACCACTGTTATCGTCTGGGACCCAAGGCCCCGATTGTCCCTGGAACCCATCAAAATTTTGGAGTGACGACGTTTTTTGGTGACGTCCTTGGAGGAACCCAGCATTCATAAAATGATTGGCAAACAATAATGTCTGTCTTTTCAAGTAGGAAATCGACAATGAATTTTATAAAGTCCAAATAAAAATGAGTAGTCTCTACCCGAACTTTGTCAAGTTTTTGGAAACCATCCCCAATTACCCCCAGTCGGTCCATTACCCTTCGTGCCCAAGCGGCACCCAGGCTTTGAACCTTCCACCTTTTTGTTTAGACCCCGCAACTTCGTGTGGACCTGGAACTCCATGCATTTCCAACCCCAACGACCCTCCTCCAGGTCTTTGCGATGACGGTTCACGCAAGACGTGTACAAAGCGCTACTGTGCCATCAAGGCCACCCAAGACCTTGGAAACCTCAAGACGACATGGACCGTCAATCCGACAACGGGCGAGTGTTCTACGGTGGAAAATGCCCAAAATACGTGGTGTCTTCAACAACTGGAAGCCGATTCGTCTTCGACCTGTGCAACGGCAGGATCAGACCCTACCTGTGTCGGGTTTTGGACGTCTCTGAGTGACTGTGAAGCAGCAGGCTTTCTTCCTCCTGGGTCAGGCCCAAACCCGCCCCACCCTCACCCCCATGCCAATTGTGTGTCGTGTGGCCAGAATGCCCAGTGTTGTCCCGTGGATCCGTCGACGACTGGCTCCATGCCTTCCCAAAGTGCCTGCTGTGCGAATTGTACCTACTCGTTTGTGTGCAACAGTGACGGCACGACAAAACTCGTCAAGGGATCTCCTACCAACTCGTGGGCAAAATCGGAGGATGCCACTTGTTGGTCTTGTGACGGGTCCCAGTGCAACCCCGTTGCCTTCCCGTCCAAGGGCAAGTGGAAGACGTCGGAATGTGGTGGCACATGTGTCACCTACTACCAGTGTGACCCTTCAGGCAGCGGAAATGTCGTCAAGACGACGGCCAACACAGGCCTGATTGATCGCGACACGGTCAAGTGCTGGACGTGTGTCGACGGAACGGCAACGGCGGTGGCAGCCACCCCGAGCGACCCTGCAGCCCAAGGCCAGTTCTTGAAGAGCAAGGCTCTTTGTTACCAATGTTCTACGGATGGCGCTGGATCCTGTGAAAAGGTTCCTGACCACTCTGCAGAAGGTACCAACTCGACAAACCAATGTACCGAAGCACCCTGTACGGCGACCAAGTTTGTGTGTGACTCCCAAGGCAATCCTGTGCCAAATGCAAATGGTGTGGACAAGAGTCTTCTCAAGTGTTGGCATTGTGACGGTAATGGACCCGCCCTCATGCCTGCAGGGACCACCACCCAAGGAACTTGCAAATCCATGGAGAGTTGTTCATGCTACTCTTGTTCTTCGACTGGCTTTTGTAACCCTGTGGCTTCTGGGGAAACGGGAAATTATACTGACCCCAATTGTGGATCTAGCTGCAAGCCGACCCTCTTTTCATGTGATCCGCAGGGTAATGCGACCCCGAACCCTAATGGGATCCCCCAAAGTTCCCTCAAGTGTTTCCAGTGTAACGGTGCTGGTCAATGTGTCGTTGTACCAAACGGTAAGGGGACAACCAACTCCAAGAATTGTGAATTGGGATGTTGGGAATGTTTCCCCAATGCCACCAACGCCTCGCCTGTGCCGACCATCCCGGACCATAAACGCGTCGATCCCCTTCTCAAGCCGTGCCTCTTGGACGGCCCGTCCCAATGCTGTGAAGACTTGAGCAATTGCAAGGGTTCGCTCTGTGTCAACAAGGGTGAATGTTGCACCCAAGGAAAACCCAATGACAAGGCATGCTCCAAGGGTCAAACCTGCACCTCGGATTGCAAGTGCGTTTCCAAGTTGACCTTTCCCGCATGGGCCATTGGGGTCATTATTGGCGTCGTCGTGATTGCCATTATCGGTGGCATTGTGGGAGGCATCACGGTGGCCAAGCGCAAACGGGCAGCCCTTGAGCAGCAGGCACTAGAAGTCGCGACACCGACCTACAACCCGGACGCTAAATAATAAACTGACAGGGTAGACTCAATTCCCGACGATTGTATTGGTGATTTTCCGTTGACAAAAAGAGCGAATGAAAGGAGTGAGTTCTTCTTGGTCCACAAAGGGATAAATTGTTTACATGAGATAAAAATCAGCATGTCTGGCTACGATGCACTTGGTACGAAAATGAGCGATCTCGGAGCAGGAGGTCCAAGTGAACCCGTGGAACTCCCTTCGGCTGTTGTCATCAAGACGGGTTCCAAACGCAACGGAAGTCAGGTTGTGGTGTGGACAATTGTTGGTGTGATTTTGGTGATGGCCGTTGTTGCCATTGTCGTTTTGGCAACCCGCAAAACCAATGGAGACAATGACGGAGACCACCACCTCCGCCACAAGGTACACAAGCTCCATCACAAGTTGAAACACACGGAGCACCGCCTCGATTCGGCGAAACACAATCTCCTCAAGATGGAGAATGAGCTGGCACTTGCTGAGGAGGGCCTCGCCCTGTGTGAGACAACCTGTGAGAAAAAGCCTATCAAGCCCATCCCCATCAAGCCGCCTTACAACCCTCTGCCGCCCTTCCACCCTGTGGGTCCCACCCCCGTCAAGCCGGTGATTCCCGTTCAGCCCATCCCCATCAAGCCGCCTTACAACCCTCTGCCGCCCTTCCACCCTGTCAAGCCGGCTACACCCACCCACGCAGTGGTCAACAAGTACCCTCCGCGGACCTTTGCCTTTAACTTGGCTCAGATCCCTTCGGGCCACTACCAGACCTACTGCCCAGATTCCCCTACCGGCCTGGTCCACCATGGATCTCATGGAATGACGGCTCAGAGGGCTGGCGGCCTGACCGACCTCGAACCCGCAGTGGATTCCTTGAAGAACTATGGCTTGGTGACCCCACGGACGCCGGGTGTAGTGACCCCTCCTCCTCAGATGGCGGTTCAACCCATGATGCGGTCCGGTATGGCGGTGCCTCAAGACACACGGCCCGTCAATCCACCTCACCACCCACCTCAAGACACACGGCCCGTCAATCCGCCTCAGGGTGGCGAGGGAGGCATCTCCCACAAGTCGGGTGAAGAGTTGTTGGCCTACTTGAAGATGAAACCAACAGGTGTCATCGTATTTGTCATGGACGGCTGTGGCTTTTGCACCAAGATTAAGCAAGAGTTGCCGAAACTTTCCGGAAAGTACAATGTGACGCTTGTGGATGCCAAGGAGATGAGCAAGTTGCCGAAGGAGATGCACTCAAATGGTTTCCCGACCTTGCACGTCTACCACAAGGGGGAACTAAAGAAGAAGCACCCTGGTTACATGCCTGCCGACAAGCTTGATGCCATGATTTCTGAGGCTATGGACGCTTAAAAATTCAAATTAAAAAATAAAACGCCTGAATTGTTCTCTTTAGACAAAAAATCAATGTCTTGTACTCTAGTAGCCAATTGTCAAACCTGTCCAAATGGTCAATGCACCCAATGCAACGACTTTTACCATTTGACTACTGTAGGAAACGCAACGACTTGTCTGCCCAATGCATGCAGTCCTATGCCCGCCAATTGCGCCGAGTGTTTTGCCCAAAAATGCACCCAGTGTTCTGGCGGTTACCACTTGAAAGGGGGTGACTGTGTGCCCAACTGCCCAGGCCTTTCTCATTGTGCGACGTGTGATTTGGATTTGACACCTCCTCGGTGCTTGACGTGCATGCCAAATTATTTTCCTCTGCCCGACCACTCGGGATGTGTGGCCACACCCCAATGTGGCATTCCAAATTGTTCCAAGTGCGACCCGAATTCCTTGACAAATTGCATCCAATGCTCAAGTGGTTTCAAGCTCAAGGATGGGGAATGCAATCGAAAGCTTCCCATTTGGTTTTGGATCACTGTGGGGTGTGTATCGGGTCTGGTCTTGATTGTGATTCTTTACGCCATCTTTCACAAGGGAGAAAGCCAAGAGGTATGGGCTGCAAAGATGCGCAAGAAATTTTCCCAGTCACCGCCTCCGAGTTGAGGCGAATTAGGGTGAACGGTTAGTTACTGTCGAAGCGGTCTGACCGGAGCCCTACAATTTCATACTCGACGGAATGTTCTTTCATAAACAATCCTTCTTTTCGGTAAACTTCTTTGCGGTAAAGACCAACCATGTAACTTGCATGGACAACTCAACCTGCTTGGATGGGTTGCTTCTGCTCGACCTTCTGGGACTCGGACCATGCGGAGAGGATCAAGCAAGGACGCGTCTTGACCCTCTACCACCAGACATCCTACCAGACAGCCCAAGCGATCTTGAACTCCAACATGAGGCGTGGAAGTGGGGGGTCGCTTGGAGGTGCCATCTACTTTGCGGAGAGTGCAAGAGCAACCAACCACAAGGCGCATCAACATGGATGTATTTTGCGTGCCCATGTCGCGGTCGGCAGGGTCAAACACATTTCAACCACTCAGCAGTTTGACTTGAAAAGCTTGCTCGCTGAAGGTTACGACTCGGTGCGAATTAACTTCTTCAACTCCGGGCCCGAGTGGGCCATCTACGACAACCTTCAAATCCTCAAGGTGTGGTGCCCATGTCCGTCACACCGAGGAAAGTCGTGCGAACCCCACTCTCCCGAGAAACTCCGGCAAAGGGCCGCAGCAAAGCGGGAAGCTTTGAGGGCAAAAGAGGCTGAGGAGGCAAGGCTGCGCAGGGCTTGTGAGGAGAGAAGGAGGAGGATCGAGGAGGAGACGAAGAGACGCTTGGAAGAAGAAGAAGTTTGTCTTGCAGAAGCACTCGTGGCGGTGAATGACCGGAGGACCTTTTCGGATGCCATGGCCAAGATTGAACAACTCGCTGCCTCGACATCCCACAGTAAGTCCACGCATCTGGCACAAATCGTTAGCTACAAGCCGCCACCTCACCCAACGACGATCCAGGTCACCCATCTCGTGTCTCTTCGAGACACCCTGATTGGGAAAAACAATCTTGCCTTCTACCTTGCCAGTGGCAACCCCAAGTTTGTCGGCCACCCTGACCTGGCCGGTATTTCCCCGAGAGACTTGTACAAAGAGGCGTCAGACGCCGGCTTTCCGACGGCCCAGTACAACTATGGACGACTTCTCCTCGAGACCACCCCGTATGAAGCTGTCGCCCTCTTTGAAAAGGCAGCGGAAGGGGGATCTTCTCACGCATGTGTGATTCTTGGTGAACTCTATGACGAAGGGGTCCAGGTAGAGGGAGACCAGGCCAAGGCCGAGTTTTACTATGCCGCGGCTGCCGAGATGGGCGACGGACACGCCCTCTGCGTGATTGGACGTGCCTATGAGGAGGGTGAGGAGGGTCGATGGCTCTATCCGGGTGACAGCTACACGGCGCGACAGTTTTACGAAAGGAGCGCAGAAAAGGGGGATCCAGGTGGTCTCTACGCGGCCGGCTACTGCTGGCATCTAGGATTTGGAGGCGCCCGGTGTTTCGAAGAGGCGCTCAAGCTCTACAAACGAGCGGCAGATCTCGGAAACATGTTTGCCCATAACAACCTGGGAAGAATGTATGAAAATGGCCAGGGGGTCAAACGAGACGTTTACGCTGCAGTCCGCCATTACCGCCAGTCGGCAGACCAGGGCTGCTACCTTGGATTGGCTAACCTTGCCCGTTTTTACCGGTCTGGGCTGGGCGGGTGTAGCCGTGACCCAGAAGAGGTCCGTCGTCTGGAGGCCAAGTCGGAACAGGCCAAGAAGGGACAAACTTAGACATTTCATACCCTCCTAAATAAACCCAAATGTCTCATCTGCAGGATTTTTATTATGGTTTCACGGGACATCCCCACAGGCTGCCTCGAATTTCTCTTCAAGAGACTTCCCTTGTCCAAAATGTGACTTGCTATGAAGATCAGTCAACAACTGTTGAAAAATGCTTCACCGTGCCCAATGGGGAACCCACTCCTCAGGGTGTCTACCTTGATGGGGTGTCCAAGCAAGGCACGGCATGTGGTTGGAGTGCGAGTCAGCCTGGAGGCGGTGACTTTAATTACTGGAACAATATCAGTAAATTTCGTGGAGATCAAAAAGTCTATGGGGCGGTCAATGCGAATGAGGTTGTTTTGGAAGAACTGGCCACCATGGCCAATTGTATGAAGGAAGCAGCAACACCATCCAAATTTGTCACAAATCCCGTCCGGTGGGATGGGGCTTATATCGACTATGAAATGACAGGCGGCACTCCTCATTGCCCCTCCCTGAATCCACTTATCAAGCTCCTCAAAGGAAAACCCATCTATGTCAATGCCGAGAAACGGTCAACCTGCTACGAGAAGGAATGGAAGAGTCATCCAACCGTCGTCCCGGTCTATCCGTGTTATGACGGGGCGAATGCGGAGGCATGTTCCCACTCGCCTTCCAACACGGCCAAGGCCCACTACATGTACAGTGAAACCGTGGAGACGCCGGAAAAACCAGTTGCAGGGCCTTACGATTTATACAAGCATAAATAACAACTTTTTTATTTGGTTTCAGTTTCGGATAGCATAAAATGCTCTGATTTGATTGGGCGTTGCCCAATTGGATTAACAGGTACATCCGCCCGACTTTGTTTTGCGTAAGGGATGGATGATTGTAGAGGGTTCCCTCTTGGACTTTTCGATGAAGCTTTCCGAGTGGAGGACCAAGTAGATGAGGGCCTTGTAGGACGCCCAAATATTTGCACACGTCTTGGCAGAGGTTTCAAAGTAGAGGAGGTCCCTCTTGGAGGCATACTCCATGGCCTCTGCTGTTGAAATGACACGCTCCGCCCTCAAGTCACGTTTGTTGCCCACCACTACCATGGGAAGATCCTTGGCTTGTGGGTTCGCTTCCTTCATATCTGCCATCCATTTGTCAAGCGAGTCAAAGGATTCCCGGCAGGTCAAATCAAAAAATAAAAATCCCCCGTCAATTCCCTTGAAGTAGGTCTTGGAGATGGAATGAAAGCGTTCCTGACCAGCTGTGTCCCATGTCAAAACACTCAGGGGGGTTTCAGGTGCGACGCCTCGGGCCTTGGCAAATGGCGTTGTGAGGGCAAATCCCCAATTCCGAAAGGTGCGCTTGTCCTTGTAAAAATCAATCCCAATGGTGCACATGTAAGAAGAACAAAAGGATCTCCCGGAAATGCGATTGATATAGGCGGTTTTCCCGACGGCGGCTGCCCCCACCGTGACAAGTTTGATGGCCACCATGTTTATTTGTTAGGAAAGGCAAGAGCTAGGTGAGTTTCGCTTTATTTACACAAGCATGACCGACCGCACTCCACCCTTGATAAATTTGACGAGGGCAGGTCCGCCATTTCCCTTGGCTTGCCATGCTTTGAGATAGGCCAGCAAGACGTCATGATCCAGGCCGGGAACCACTTGAAGTTCTAGAGCCAAACAGGTTGGGCCTGTGGTCCCTGTCAAATCACACCTAAGAACACCAGGGATGTAAGCTAAACAATTGGCAAGGATGGACCCCACAAAGGGTGCTTGGCATATCATTTGCCACTTTTCAACGTCTCTCGGTTTCCTCTGGTCTTCCACTTCTGGGCAGGTCATGGGGCAATGGGTTTGGACAGAGCCGAGGGTCGGGCGCCCATCCACCAGGTACACCTTTCTCACTTGGGTGTAGTGGAGACACGCGACGGGGATGTTGTGGTCCTCGCACCATTGGCGTAAGAGGGGATGGGAAGAACGTTCTTCCGGGTGGGTCGCCTTGGCAAAAAGCTCAAGGAGTGCCGGGTAGATGGCGACAATCTTGGCCATGATGCTGGGGGGTCCGGCAAGCCACCAGTCGTGGTAGCCGGGTCTCACGTCATTGTAGGCGTTTGGGTTTTGTTGCATGAGGATCGTCAGCTTGGTGGGATCCAGGGCTCGATAGTCAAGATCTTCAGGAATGACCATGTCGGGGCGGTGCACCACGATGAGGTCATAGGTTTCAGGGTCGGGGATCAGAGAAAAGGCCGTGTAAAGGGAGTACCAGGTGGACCACCATCTTTGGAGTGGCCGGGGGTGAAGGTAGACATAGTCACGTCCCGGATAGGTCTTGGGTTCCGTTTTCGCTTGGGGAAGATCTTCCAAGGGACGGTAAATCTCACTAAACGACTTGGCCAAGTCTTCACACAACATCCCCTTGGGCTTCACTCCTCGGCTTTCCAGGGTCGAGGTGACAAGGCCCTGGTAAGACGCTTTCCCCACCCATCCATGAATGAAGAGGTCACCCCCACATTTTTGAATGGCCGCCAAGTTGCTACCCAGGACTGACGGATGCAAAGCGTCAACCTCCATGGATTTTTGGATGGCCGCCATGTAGGGCGTCGCGTGGAGACCCTTGGCCAAGGAAGACTTGAGGACACCTCGCCAAAGGACGGCAATTTTTGGAGGAGGTGAAGGAAGGGTCGGTGTGATGAGGTGGCACCGGCTTCCCCCCTGGGAGGCCGCCTTGGCGACACACAACTTTCCGGGATGCCATGGACATTCAATTTCACAAGAGGCAAAACCAAGGGTCAATGAAGGTTGAGCAAGCCAAGAAGCAAATTGCCAATCAATAATTTTTGATATACCTCCGTCAATCAAAACATGTCGATTGACTTCCTGATTGTGACGAACTCCGCGTGATGCCAAGGATTTTACCAAATCACCACTGAAAACCCCGTGAGAAACATCGGCCAGGTAGGGGAGAAGGATGGCCAAGCGGTCGGGTCGTAGACCCAAGATCTTCAAAGTCAAGCCAGATCCTTGGAAAGAAATATACCAGAAAACTTCACGCCAAAAGGCCGGGCTCGTTGCATGAACCTTGACGAGACCTTCGTCGGTTTTGTACAATTTGCACGAGGATAAATCACCCAAGGAAGAAACAGTGGGTGGTGAAGCTTTTGACGGAACGTGAAAGTGGTGAATCCACTTGGTAGCCAAAGCTTCCATAGTTTATTGAGAGAAGAACCATTTGTGCAAGTGAAATTTAACCACTCTTGGAGTTTTCTCTCTCTCTTTATAAAAACAAAACGTCGGTCCTTATGGCCACTCATTCAGAAGGTCCGCGACGAAGACAAAGTAGACTTGGAAGGTTTGTGGAAACGACTATTAAGTATCTGGATAGGGCCTATGTGCCACCTGAAACTCCGCCTTATGAATTTGACCCACACTTTGATTTAAAATTTGATTCATCAGGGAAACCGGTAAGATATGGCGAAGAGTTTGTTCATCCAGACGGGACACCACTTTATCTTAAAGATTTTTCCCATAGTGACGACGACGATCGAAAGGCTGACGATGCTGAGGATGACAAACTCAGGAGGTGGTTGATGAGAAAAGCCAAGGATTGGGGATTGGCTGACGTGGACAAGATGAATGAGGATATTGAGAGCTGGAATTTTCAAACCCTTCTAGGATGGATCAAGTCCAAGCGGGTTGAAATTTGCTTGGCAGGTTACATTGGAATGACGGCACTCATTCTTGCCCTTTGGGAACCCTCTTCACCCTGGTGGCCGTTGCTCCCATTGGTCTTTTCGGTGATCCACGCGGCGCTCAAGGGGGTCAAAGCATTTGTTGCCGATACAGGACTTTTCATTGGCTTGATTTGGTTAGTTGTCAAGGTGGTTCAGGCCAATGTTCCCACCGACGAAGAAATTTTGCATGCCTGTACCGAAATGACAGGAGACCATACATGTGCTGCCTATTTGGGGGAGGTTCACGAAGCGGTAGACCATGGATTTTTTGACGGCGAGACGGGTGTCTACAACCTGATGGAAGGGGTCACTGAGCCAGGAAGGGTCGCTCAAGTCTTGGCCAAGACGGTTCCAAGGCCTAGCCTATTTGATCTCTTTGGCGCCACGGAAAAACTTGTCGGCCTAAACATTCTCGTCTCCTTTCTCTTTACCCTTAAGCGCACGAAATCATTGTGGGAGGCAACAAAACGTGTGGGAAAGATGCGCACCGCATGGGCATCCAAGATTCTATGGGAATTGGGTGTTGCCTTGGGAGCCACCAACCTTTCAGAAATTTTCCAGGCAATGCGACAAGTCTTGGTGACCAACTTTTTGCCATCCTTACGCGCGACTGTCCAATACCTCAGCAGGGGTGTGACCTACAAAGCCCTGGAATGGTCCACTGCTCGGCAGGCGGCCCTCCATGACATTGACCCTGAAACCATGGTCAGGGGAGAAACCCTCTACACTACCTTGTTTCTTATAGGATTTGTACTTGTCTTTATTTACCATTTTGTAAAGGTGCTTCAGCTGAGAGACTAGAGGTCTAAATAATTCTAGGCTAGCCAATAAAATGTGAATAAATTATTGTTTGATGGTTTCCAAAAGCAAGAAATTGGAATTATGTAGACGGCACAACTAGACGTCGTCCTGCATCTCCTACTCTCTGATGGGTTCTTGCACTTCCAAGACGGAGGGTCAACACTCGCAAGATGAAGTCGTCGTGCAGCGCGCCAAGGATTTCCAAGATGCTTGCTATACCAACAATCTTGAGGTAGCCAGGAGACTTTGCCTGGAAGGAGGAGTGGATCATCATTTTCAGCACGAGTGGCCTTTCCGGCAGGCTTGCATGTATGGACGTCTTGCGATGGCCAGGTGGGTCCGAACGCTTGGTGGTGTAAATCATCATATTCTGAACGACGATGCCTTTCGGTGGACGTGTTACAATGGCCATCTAGAAGTTGCACAGTGGCTTTGGTCATTAGGCGGAGTCGACCACCATGCTGAAGACGATTGGGCCTTTCGGTGGGCGTGTCACAATGGCCATCTAGAAGTTGCACAGTGGCTTTGGTCATTAGGCGGAGTCGACCACCATGCTGAAGACGATTGGGCCTTTCGGTGGGCGTGTCGCAATGGCCATCTAGAAGTTGCACAGTGGCTTTGGTCATTAGGCGGAGTCGACCACCATGCTGAAGACGATTGGGCCTTTCACATGGCTTGTCGCGCAGGTCACCTTTCCACGGCTCGGTGGCTCGTGACGCTTGGAGGTGTTCCTTTTGTCGAGAATCAGTAGTACATGACCAACCTTTGACGTCGTTGGAAGTGGACCATTCGTGCGACGACTCTTCGATTCTTTTTTTTGGCTAGCTACTATACGCCGGGCGGTAAGTGGTTTTTGAGAGTAAGGAGTGAATTTGAATAGGGACCAGTAAGGTCAAATATATATTTCCACACGGAGTTTTAGGACAGACATCATTGTCCGCATCGGCCATGTTGGCGCGGATACATCTACCCAAGTCGCACATGATCCAAATTTGCAAGACGACAGTCCGGTTCTCAGTAATCGTGTAGCCTTCCGTTGCCGAATCGGCGGTTCCTACCATGAGACTCATGTCGCCTTCCACCCATTGGCTGCCCTTGTAACTCAAGTGAAAGGGTTGAACGGTCCATCCCTCGCCCACCCCCTTGACAAGGCGGTGTTGAAGGGTGGCCAAGGAACCTCTGGGAATCGTGACAGAAGGCTTGGTCGGGTGGCTGATGGTGATGGGGCCAAAAGAGCCATCCGTGGCGGAGATAGGAATGGCTCCAGGATCCCACGATTTACAACCCGACGGAGTCACGATGTAAAACTCAGTGACGGGCGACGCGTGGAACCCTACAAGTTTCCATCCATGACTCTTGGTTGGAACACTTTCCCAAGTCCCATTGCCACTGGTTAGCCCTGCACCAGAGACGGCACTGGTCCGCACACTGTAGTAGCCAAACAATTGCTTGGAGGACCCATCAGGGTTGGCGATGTAGAGGGTCAACATGTTGTTCAGTGGCTGGAGACCCGCAATGTCCGACATGGCAAAGTAGTAGACCCTCAAGTCGGGGTTGGGGAGCTTACTCGACGAGGCCGTAATGGACTTGGACTGGCCAGGCGTTCCGAGAAGAAGCTTGGGAACACCATTAAAATTCTCAAGGGCCGCCTCGGGGTAGATGAAGAGCTTGGGTTCGCTAGGTGGCGTCGAGGTCATTTGGTGATGATGGCAGGTCAAATGGTGGTGGTGATGACCCGATCCGGAGCGGGCATCCCAGACGGCATCCGAGTAGGCAACTGGAAATCGGCCAGACGTTTATTAAGGGTCCAATGAAATCCTCTTTCGTCGAAAACCTTGGCCTCTTCATAGAATTTGTTGATTTGCTCTTGATCAACTATCGATGACTTTCGGGTGACACGGGGTGTCATCGGGGCTGACCCGGAAAATGTTGGGTTTACCTCGAGCGTTTCTCTCCCGATCCCCTCTCGGGTGTCGAGACGGTGTTTTGGTCAACCTCAAATAAAAAAAATGGCTTCTGGATATTCTGCTGGCTGTGGCTTCACTGCGACCTCTGGTGGTGTTACCGCCGAGTTGGGTTCGGGATGCATCGGTGTCGGTGTTTTCCTGAACGGTAACCCGGTGATGACTTTTTGGCGTTCCCGCTACCGCCAGTACGCTCCCTTCGCGACTGAGACTCTCCCCCACGAGATGGTGGGCGTGAAGTTCGGCAACTCCAACTCGCGTACCAACGTGGGTAAGACTTCCGATCTGATCTACTTCACCTACGTGGTGATCCAGCTTCCCGGCATCACTGCCTGCGAGGCTTCCACGACCGACTGCCGCCGCGGCACCGGCATGTTCCCCGTCGCTCGCGACTGTGATCTTGCCTGCTCAGAGGAGGACCGCCGTTACTTTGACGAGCTTGGTGACACCGACCTCACCGGCTCTGCCCGCACCCAGTCCGGTATCGACAACTACATGTTGCGCCACTACAAGTCGTGCAACAAGTTCGGCCGCAACGTGTGCGAAGAGGAGGAGCGCTCCGAGGGCTCCTGCTTGTGGGCTCACTGGGCCAATGCCATTGGTCAGCTTCTGGTTCGCCAGGCTGCCATCATCATTGGTAACCAGGTGGTTGACTTGCTCAACTCTGATTTCCTGTTCATCTGGGAGGAGTTGTCTGGCCAGCCCGGTAAGCGCCTGACGGAGATGATTGGTAAGCGTTACTCGCGTGAGGATCTCATCTACGATTCGCAGCTCCAGCGCTACCTCTACGTGCCTCTGCCCTTCTTCTACACCATGGCGCCCGGCAAGGCCCTCGCCACCGTGTCCATGTTGTACACCCAGGCCGAGATCTCCGTGTGCTTCGAGGAGTTGTGCAACACCATCATCGTGTCTTCCAGTGACTGCGCTGTGATCAACTGCGCCACTGGCTCTGACATCCAGCCGTGCGACTTGGACGCCTGGATTGACATCTGCCACGTCTACCTTGACGTCCAGGAGCGTGACCGTTTCGCCGTCGCCCCCTTCACCTCGCTGATCACCCAGCACCAGTACCTGCACTTCACCAACTCGTTCAACAACATGCGCCTCGAGTTCTCGCACCCCATCATTGAGTTGATCTGGGTGTTCCGTCGCGCCTGCGCCGAGGAGGCCAACATGTGGTTCACCTACACTGGTCTGTTGGGCAAGGACCCCATGGTCGATGCTGAGCTCCGGTTCAACTCGTCTGTCCGCCAGCAGCGCCGTGAGGCAACCTACTACCGCCTTGTGCAGAACTGGCAGTGGCACACCAACATCCCTGATGTGCCCATCTATGTATATTCATTCGCCCTCTACCCCGAGGACTCGAGCCCGTCCGGCGCTGCCAACTTCTCGCGCTTCGAGAACATCAACCTGTCTGTGACTCTCCAGCTTGGCCTCACCCGCTACTCTGACGTAACTTGCCTCGTGTTTGCCCGTTCTTGGAACGCACTCAAACACTGGGAGGGACTCGTGGGAACAGCTTTTACACTTTAATTCGGTTTGCTTCAGTGCGTTTTTTCGACCGAAGCTGTCGACTCTAAATAATAATCTACAAGTTTCACATAATTTATCAGCTATTGCGTTTAAATTAAATTCTAACTATTCGATCACTTTTACAAATGTCTCTAACCTGCTCAGAACTTGCTATGTATTTTGAAGGATTTTTCTCTTCTGTAGATACAGAAGAATGGCAAATTCATATTATTTATAATGATTTTGTTAATATTGAAGCAGTGCTTGAAACTATCATAGACCGTGTGAATATAGCTTTACGCAGTGACAATATTCTTCCGTGTTGGCAGCTCAAGGCCAAACTGTTAGAAAGAGCTGAAGGAGGAATCGATTTGGTCGGGGTGAAGGAAGATTCTTGGGCTTATCGCTGGCCTAAAATAGAAGAAGATAAAGCAAATGTCAGATTAGTTATGAACCACGACGCAAGCTCATTTCAAAAGGTTGGATCCACAGCTGCTTTATTAAAATTTAAAGCATATGAAGGATGTCCAAAAGTATTTATGTTGCTATTGGATTATGTTTTTTATAAAATGGAAAATGTAATCGTTGTACATAAGTGCGGGTTTCCTGATGATGATGAAGTGGTATGGATGGGTGGTGTTGGAGACCGTTTTAATCATCCGATTTTCCCACATCATATAGGATCAGGGGGACCATTGATTGATTTAAAACGAGAATTTGATGAACGGTAAAAAAATAAAAATATTTGTTTTTATAGCTTAGCTAGTTTCAGGCTCACTTTAATATCTGTATCGCCTACTTCTCTTGGTTCGCGTAAGCGTTTTGATGGCTTTGCTTTGGATCCCACAAAGGGTATAATTTCTTTTGCTTCGGGAAGAGTATACCACAAGGCCTTGCACATTTCTTGGGAATCAGGAGAAGCCATGGACCAATCTTGGCCAAAGCGTCGAAGAAACAGGAAAACAATCGCGTCTTTGTAGCGACTCAAATCAGTGGTTCGAAGGACTGCTTCCGGAAGAGGGTAGCGGACACGTTGGGCGAGGTGAAGCAGGGCTTCTTCACATCCTGATTCATCCAGTTCAAACAGAGGTGTTTTCTTGTCTAAGAATACCATGTCCAGCAGGTAGGGACGATCCGCGGGTGAAAGGTGGAGCAGGGGGGAAAGACGTGACCAAGAGGTAAGGGGTTTGACTGATTGGAGAGAGGGTGGAAGATCATCCAATGCATCCGAGAGGCCCAAACAATAATCCGAGTCCGAGGCACATGTCCATGACAACTCGTCGTCCATCTGCTGGTCAAGTGCCTTGAGATAGGCCAACAGCTGGTGCATAGGGTTGCCCCCAGTCAAGCGCAAAAGCAAGTTGTCTTTCTGGGAGTGAATGTAACGCGATTTGTAAATGTCTTTCTGAACCCGGTCGACAAACAGCAGGTGACGTTCCTCTTCTTTGTGTTGGGGATGGGGTTTAAAATGGAACACCCCATCATATTCAATCCAAAGTGTTACCTGGTCAAAGAATACACAAAAATCATAGCGGTAAAATCCCAATTGGTCTGGGTTCCCTTCAACAGTTGAGCGGGGGACTGGTTTTTCCTTGATGTACTTCACGTCAAGATACAATAAAAGCTTGAGAATAGCTTTTTCACCCAAAGAATTTCCAGGCAGATCTGGATCTGAACAAATTCCGTCTGGATACGATTTTTGATGGGTGCAGAGTGTCGAGGCACACGGAAAGCGTCGTCCACAATGACCACACATGTTTTTGCTTCCATCTCCGTGGGCAAACGAAACATGAGCTTCCAAGCCTCTCTTGAAGTGAAAAGACCTTGAGCAATGGGGACATGGATGTGTTGGGTCTTCATGCCATACCTTGTGGAGTTTAAGTTTAACAGATTCACGGAAACCTTTTCCACAAAGCTCACAGACATATTTTTTGGGTCCGTGCACACATCTCCGATGGCCTTTTAGCTTTCCTGTAGTGGGAGCTTTGTAGCTACATCCTTTTTCTTTACAAGGAATGTGTTTCTTACGGTGAACTAAGTTGCGATGAACATGAACGTCTCCACGAGTTTTAAATCCAGTCTGACAAAGCACACCAATATTGATATCGTCTGTCTCTTGTTTTGTTTTGGGGTCGTAAAGAATGTTGCATATGTAAGGGCGCTCATCCGAATGTCTGGCCAAGTGCCCCTTCAAATAATCTTTTACGGTGAAGCGCTCCCCGCACTCCGGGCATTCGTGCTTGGCTTCTTGATGAGTGGCCATGTGGGTGTGAAAATTTCTGAGGCCCACCGTCTTGAGACAAATCTCGCAAGTCTTCTTCATTCCATCACAGCTCTTCTTGTGATCCAGAAGATCCTTGGATGTGGTCCCCCTGTATTTGCATCCTTCATTGTCACACGGATAAGTTTTGAGTTCCTCCATAGTCATTGTCTTGAGACATACTTTACAATTCAAGCGATGGCGTTCCAGATAGTGCAGATGAGAAAATCCCTTGAATGATCCTCCTTCACGGTACTCGGGACAAATGCAAAAGTTTTTGCATCGCTTGACTTTGGTTGAGGCGGTTCCAAGAGTTTTCGGATAGGTTTTTTCATGTGCTTGAAGAGCGAGACGGTTAGCTTCATCCTTCGACATTTTGTGAAGGCGCGGACGAGCAAGATGGGTTTTGAGATCAGACTTGTTACCAAGCAAAGCTACACATCTAGACCCCTTTTCCTTCCCACCACACAATACACCACCTGGACATTCTAAGGCAATCCATCGAATCTCGTGGTAAACAGCCAAGTGAGTTTGAAAAGGGTTGGGACCAAAAATCTTGAGGCATTCCTTTGGTATCTCAGTCCTCTTGTTCATCTCATGACAAAAACCACATAAAAACCTTTCTCTGTTCCTTGGAACCTTGTGTATGTCTTTTTCGTGACGAATGAGGCTGTCTTTTTTGCAAAAGTCTTCGTCACAGAGATGACACTTGTAGGGTTTGGGCGGATCATTGGGCACACCTTTACATCCTCCAAGGTACTCTTTATGGGATGTAAAAATGTGATCAAGTCTTGGATAAAACTCGCCTATAGCCAAGCAACAATCCTGCATTTACTGGATGGAGAGAAAATTGTGAAACGTTCTGAATGAATAAAAATAAAACATTCAATTTATTTGACATTGTTTCTGGAGTCACATACAAATGCATCTGTTGACGTTTGAAGAATGGTTGGCCCTTGCCGATATTTCATTGGGGTTCCGGACTCCCTCCTATGAAACGTTTTGTTCAAGCTTGACAGTAGAAAAGCCCAGTGGCAAACTTGTTGATGCCGAAACGTGGTCTTTGGGTCACGCCGAAAACCCTTTGACAGACAAAGACGTCGAATTTTGGTACGAATGTATGTATGAAAGGCGCGAGGAATATCTGCGAGACTACTTTGATCGTCGTCTCATTATGGACAAACCAAGAACAGATGCCTTGGGTGGCATTTTCTCTGGAGCGGATGATGTGGCAGAGTCGCCATGCACCTCTTTAATTCCAAAAACGCCCTTGACACGTCTGGTGCGCCAGCTTCATTGGTTAGATCTTTGTGACACACCTCTCACCACCAAATTTACCGAGGTGGATATCATTCGGTGCATTTGGAAACGATGTAGAATTCCTTCTTCGCTCCTTCTCCCCTCTCGACTCTTGTCTTTCGATTGGATTTTCCGGCACATTTCCTTGTATAGTGACAAGGCATCTATTTTTCCTCCCGAGGCAGTTGCTTCGATCTTGCGCCATGATCTCCAAGGCGCTACAAGCTTGTTTTGTCCAGTCATTGGATGGTCGTCCTACCTAATTGGATTTTTACTTGCAAGCTCTATGAATTACTTTGTGGGAATTGATGCCAATCCAAGAAATGTAGAGAAGCTTCACCAAGTCTCGAAAGACTTGGGTTTGCCACCATCTCAGGTCCATATCCTCCATGGCCAGACAGAAACCTTTACCGCAGACTCCCTTCCACTTCCTCCAAAGGGTATATCAGGAATCTTTTTTTCTCCTCCCTACTATGACAGAGAGCGTTATTATGGGGAGGGCCAGTCACACAAGACCTACAAAACCTATGAATCTTGGTGCAAAGGCTTTTACTTGCCTTTGTTTTGTCTTTGTGCACGAGTCTTGACAGCCACGCCAGCAAAAATGGCCATCGTCGTATCGGACCAAACAGTAGGAAAAATCCACTATCCTCTCGTTTTGGATACGGTAAGATGTGCAAATGCTGCAGGGTTTCAACTCGTGAGCCATAGATTGGTGGCCATTCCTGGTGCACGAAAGGCAAGATCAATTGACAAGGCTTCTTCAGAAAGTTTGTTGCTGTTTACAAAAACCTTAAAATAAACCCATTTTTTGTGTTACCACATTACCAATCACAAGATGTCGTATACAGTCAAGACCCATCTTCCTCTGCCAAAAGGGAAACCAAAACAGCCTTTAGCTCTTTTTCGGGAAGAGAAGCTGCAAGAGTCTTGTGAAGAATAAATTCCAAGGGTTCCTCGGGATTGAGAGATTTTGGCCCTGTGTCTACTTCAAACTTTTCGGGGTCTACCCCCCGTCCCATCTCTCATGGTTTTGACTTATAACGTAAATGAGATTGCTGAGAGCCAAAGTAGCGTTCACGATCATAGTAAGGCGGAGAAAAAAATACACCTTCGAATCCTCCTTTCGGAACAGGCAAAATGTCTTTGGAAAATGTCTCGGTTGCTCCATGAATAATATGCACATGGTCTTTAGGGCAACTGTGGCTCCAACCAAGTTTTGTTTAGGGTCGGCTGGCACAGGAATCACCTGGTGGCAAAAGGGGACACTCCCTGCTTCATCGTTGTAAGTAAAAATATGAGCATAGGCTGATTGGGTTTTTGTGAGGTTCAACAAACAAATTAAACCGAGGTGTTGTGGGGCAAGTCAAGGACATTTATTGAAAATATATATAAAATACTCATCTATGTAATTTAGAGATCTGGTCAATTATGTAGAGTAGAGTTTGTGTGCTCGAGACGATTGAAAGGTTCCGTCGTTTTCAGACCATACGATTTGAAGACACGTAAACATTCGCTCAAGTTATACATCCAACCTGCAACTTATGATTGTTACCCGAGTTGTATTTTTATTTGCCCAATCCCTCAATAAATTTATTGCCCTTTCCGCCTGCCTCTTCCTTGCGACCCTTGCACTCGTCACGCAGACGTGACTCCTTACGGTCCACCGTCGATTCCTCTGTCCCCGTCGAAACAAGAGCTGACGCCATGACTCCGCCGTCTTTCCAAAGGGTTTCCACAAACAAGTGGCGATGACCTTCGCCCTTGCGCTTCACCTTGTTTGATCCCATGTAATCGTCAAAAGGCCAAAAAATCGGGAAAAACTGCTTGCACAGGTAGGCCGCGTAGGACCTCGTGATGAGGTAGGCGACGCCTCCTGCGGTATATGGCCGATGAATGGAAAACACCTTGACAGGGTCCTTGGCACAAGCGGTCTGGATGGTGCCCTCGGGATGGATGTCGGGGTCACTCTCGACAGAAAAGTCTGGAATCTCGAATCGCCCCTTCCACAAGCCGTGCCAAAAGAAGAGGACGTCAAAGGAGCCTTCCAAGGGTGGAAGAACCTCTTGGACACACTTTTCAAACTTGGGATTGAGCACCGTGTCGTCTTCAACCACGACACAGTATTCATCATCTGACTTGAGAAACATCTTCCAAAGCTTATAGTGGGACAAGGAAATGGCTACCTCTACAGCTTTGAAACGGTACCTAGACGAGACAATCTGGCGATTGCCTTCCACCTTGTCTTTTAAAAAGTCACAAAAGGTGTCCATTCCTACGTCCTTGTAGTAGACGCACGGCATCCGTTGGAAAGACTTTGCGCCTTCTTGGGCCTTGAACTTTTTAAAGCGAGCCGTATGGGCGTCACAATTGATAAGGTAGTAGGCAATTTTAGCCTTTGCTAAATGCTTACACTTGGGCTTGGGCCGCGAGTCAAAAAAGGTCTTTGCATCCTTTTCAACTACTTCCATCGAATACTTGCACGGCTTGGCAGGTGCCTCCTTGCGGTGGTTCCATGTTCCTGTAAATCCAATGGTAGGCCAATCCCTGTAGACACGATCAGCATAGGCCTTTGCCTTGGCAGGGATGGGAAGGGTGTGGTGACAACCGGGGAAATCAAACACGCCTTGTTTCAAGGGAAACAATTCATGGTCCATAAAGTGTTCGTCGGGCCAGAAGTCGGACGCCTTAATGTGCCACAAGGCCCGTTTGCCGCGTGTGTATCGCCATCGGTCTCCCTTCTTTTCCCATACAAAGAGGTCCACAAAAGGGAACTTGTAGGTCCATTCTCCCGTGTTTGGGATTTCCTCTCCGTCTTTGAAATACACCTTGAAGCCAAGCCAGTGCTTCCCAAGAGCCAGGCCAGCTCTGTCCCAATCCTCCTTGGGAATGTCCATGAGCTTCTTGCGCTGACCAATGGTAATACCAAAATCTACATCGTCATCCCAAGGAATCAGTCCCTTGTGGCGGACGATGCCAAGCAGGGTTCCTTCACACGCCCAATGAACAATGCCGTGTTTTTTCAAAAAGGCATGGGTTTGGTGCGCAATCGCGTAGAGTTTTTTCTGGATATCCAGGGGCAGGAAAAACTTTGTTGGAGACGAGGGACAACCGGCCATGGGGGTTTTATTAAAGGGCCTGACAAATGAATTTATGACCTTCTTACCATTTTTTTCTCCAAGGCTGTACAATTTTTTCCAAGAGAGATGGGGTAAGGGGTTCATGGGCCAAGAGGGCATCCACTGCAATGGTGCCGTCGGGTCGCATCTTGAAACCCTTGTCGACGAGGTTATGGCGCAAGAGGGCACACATGGACCGTGAAATGATCTCGGTGAGGGACTTGGCTTCGCGCTTTCTGTTGCGACGACGAGACATGGATTTGTGTTGTGGTTCAAGAAGATATATTTGATGCCTTTTTCTAAAGATGAAGATCCGGGAAGCCACTTGTGATGATTTGCGCCGGGGCCTATGGGACCTAGCCAATGTCTTTCGTTTTAAAGATGATGCCTGTGTCGATGACATGCCTCTTGAAGACCAGCAAGTCCTGTACCAAAAAAGCATGTCGCCCTTTGCCAAGGTCTATGCAGTAGAAAATGATGAGGGTCAAATCTTGGCAACCGCCAAATTATTAATAGAAGAAAAGCTTCACCATTGTGGTCACCCCGTGGCCCATATTGAGGATTTGGTGGTGGACCCGGCATGTCGCGGAAAAGGCGTTGGAACATTCCTCTTGGACCACCTCAAGGAAGAGGCCAAAAAGTTTGGTGCCTATAAGCTTTTACTCAATGCGCGGGTTGGTATTCATGAGTTTTATCTCAAGAATGGCTTTACCATCCAAGGTTACGAAATGGGGATTCGATTTATTGATTAGTCTAGGGCTTAATAGGAACCTCCTGAAAGACAAGCTTGAAAATCCCCTGCCATTGTGTGAATGTGGGGAGGACAAGGGAAGGCACCCTTGGCTAAATCCTTGACGGCCTTTTGAGCAGCGTGGATTCATTGCGTTGGCGTGCCATTTCTGCCGCAAAGGTTTCAAGAATACCCTCACGGGAGGCTTGATAGGCTATAAGCCTGTCAAAGGCGGCCAAATAGGTATCGAGGGCCTTTGATGTTGCCCCCTTTGCCTCGACTTCCTTGGCTTGAGCTCTGGCATAGGCAGACTTGTAGGATCGTATGGAGGGATTTTGATACTCTTCTGCTTTAAGTTTGAGGCACTCAAACCAAATAATTAGAGATGAAATCTCCTTTGAAATGGTCAAGGGAGGATGCCCTCGCCACTAGTGGTCCAGATTTCCTCCGGAAATCCAAGCATATCACCGTAGGTGAGCGGGAGGCGTAAGCCGGCCGTGTCTTCGACTGGCCTGGTAGACCTCTTTGCCAACCATTCACGCTTCGCGTGATTTGGTCTTAAAACTCCTGTTATACAGGGAAATTTTATTCAAGTTAAACTTTTCAAGGGAAAATTCATATGACCTCAGGATCCTACGGATCCAAGGTTCGAGCTTCGCTCTTACCATACTCAATCACGCGCCGTGCCGTATTGCTGACCACCTCAGAGCCGCGACTCCGACTGACACGCAAGTGAAACAGAAAGAAAGTGTGCCAGCTGCACAGCATGCCGTTCAGTGGAGGTCTGTCGTCGCCTCTTACACGCTACGCGCAAACCCACTATCGATGTGCTTGGGACGGTCCCGCTGTCCAATCACGGTGAGAAGCGACGTCGCGGCACTGCGGCGTCTCCATTGGAGCTCCTCCTTCAGTAGGGAGGCTACGTCCCCGTGCCCGTTCACCGACGCGATCCACAGTGGGGTCCGTCCAGCGACTGTCGCCTTGTCCAGGTCCGCGCCCGCCGTCAGCATCGCCGACACAATCTCTGTGCTGCCGACCTTCGACGCGGCAATCAGTGGGGTCTCCCCGTCGCGCGCCGCCTTGTCCAGGTCCGCGCCCGCCGCCACCAGCGCCGACACAATCTCCGTGTGGCCATGGCACGACGCGACGTACAGCGGGGTCCAACCAAGTGAGTTCACCTCGTTCACGTGAGCGCCCGCCGCCAGAAGCGCCTCCACGATCTCCGTGTGGCCCTCCAGCGACGCGACGTACAGCGGCGTCTCCCCGCCGGGGGCCTTGTTCACGTCCGCGCCCGCCGCCAGCAGTGCCGCCACCGTCTCCGTGTGCCCGTTCCACGACGCGACGTGCAGCGGGGTATCTCCGTCGTTCGTCACCTTGTTCACGTCCGCGCCCGCCGCCAGGAGAGCCGCCACCGTCTCCGTGTGGCCGCCCTTCGACGCGGCGTGCAGCGGGGTCCACCCGCCGATCAAAAAAGACGTCGTGTCCAGGTCCGCGCCCGCCGCCAGAAGCACCGACACCGTCTCCGTGTGGCCGTTGTCCGACGCTATGGCCAGCGGAGTTTGTCCGAAACGGTCTGCTTGATCCACGTCCGCGCCCGCCGCCAGCAGCGCCGACACCGTCGCCGTGTGGCCGCCCTTCGACGCGCCGTGCAGCGGGGTCCACCCGAAGCGATTCGCCGTGTTCACATCGGCACCCGCCGTAACCAGCGCCGTCACCGTCTCCGTGTGGCCCTCACTCGACGCGAGGTACAGCGGGGTGCGGGTGAGGCCATCGCCCGTCACTTGGTTCACATCGGCGCCCGACGCCACCAGCGCCTCCACCGTCTCCGTGTGGCCGTGCATCGACGCGTCAAAGAGATTGCTTGGTTGGTTGGCCATAGAAATATGGGGTGAGACTTGGTTAAGTGAGAGAGGATGAGGGGGGGGGGAGAGGAGTACGTGTGTGTGTGTCACTCGACAACTCCCCAAGTTACATGACCCTAAACAACGGTCAGAACTTTATATTGAAAAAGAAATTTAGGCCTGCGCCTCGGGGGTCACAAGGGCTTTGACCGCCTAGATGTCCCCTGCCACCTTGTCGGCTTGCTTCCTCTGCCCAAAGTAGGCGCCCAAGACGAAGGCGGCCAGGGCGGCGACGAGGACGGAGGCAAGGACGACGGTCTGGGAGAGGGAGATGGTGTGGGCGCTGTAGCGGTAGGACAGGTGTCTGTGCTTGCCCTTGCTGTCCCCGCCTTCCATCTTGCTCTCTGCATTTGTTCTCAAGGCGAGGGTGCGGTAGTTGGGGAGAGGCAGCAGGAACTTATCAACTTAATCCACCAACTGTTCGCCCTGAAGGGCGGAATGCTCACAACTCTCCCAGCCTCCCAGCAGCAACACGCGCCTTTCCTGGCGACCACACCAAGCGCAATGACTCCCTTTCGCCGGTGCCTCGCCTTTACTGCCTTCTTTATCGCCTGCTTGCTGTCCTTCCATGTCGTCATATGTGCTTACTCTTCTGCTCCTCTCGCGTGGCGGGTGGCCACGACGCCTTCCACGTCCCGGACGCCTTCCACGTCCCGGACGCCTTCCGTGACGCCGTCGCCTTCCCCGCTCCCGCGCGAGGCTCTCGTCTGCGTCAAGATTGGGAACTACCCACGCACAACCCTCGCGGTGCTCAGCGACGCCAGGTGGTCGTCCTCGCTCTCCGCATGGTGCCTTCAGCACGGGAACTGCACCATGATTCCCCTTGACGCGGACGTTCACTACACGAGTTGCCAGGAAGCGGCCTTTCTCAAAATCATGCGTGGCGCCTTTGAGGCGCCTGTTTTGGGCGTGCACTTTTCGGCTTGGATTCACCAGAACCCCAGCTACCCGACGGCCGAACTGCAGCGCCGCCTGGTCGTGCCTCACATGAAGAGTCTGAAGCGCTTCATTGTCGCCAGAATCCCGTCGCCGTCGCCGTCGCCGCCGTTTTTTTTTTTTCGTTAGAGGACCTGCTCATCTGTGCTCTCGCCCTCTTCTACCCTGGCCTATGGGTCTATCTTGCCTGTTGTGGTCATCGGGACAATTAGAGGCGTGTGCAACCAAACAGGCGGGTGGTTCAGTTCCGGGAACCGGAACCACAGAGATGAAATCTCTTCTGGGAATTTTGGAAAAATCAAAACCAAGGTTAATTTTGTTTGGAAAATGAAATTTCA